CCGCATAAATTAAGAAAGAGAGGAAACAACACAATGAAAGCACCATTTACAAGAACGGTAACAACGTCTGTTGATTACGATGTGATCACTGTCACAGCGGGAAAGGGAATTGAGATTCTTGACCATCTGCATTTACCGGATGAACTCGACACGGCTACCAAAAAAGCGATCGAGAAGAAGTACTCCGGCAAGAAGATTCAGTTTGTCGAATCGGACAGGACAGAGGAAAAGCGCTTCATTTCTTATGAGGACTTTATGAAGCACTCCATGACGGAGAAAGACTGGTATGATCATAAGACGGTAATGGCAGAGACTGCAAGAGCTTCTAAGTAAGACGAATGTTTCACGTGAAACATGATAACTAACGCAATTCAAAATAAGAAAGGAAAACAAAACAATGTCAAGCAGAAAAGTAAGAGGAATCGTAAGAAACATTTTTATCAAGGACGAGGGTGAAATCAGTATTTTACTCGAGATCGACGAGAAAACCGCAGCAGAACTCCGCGAGGTCTATAACGAAAAGATCGAGAGCCCGCTCAAAGAGGGAGAGGGCGAGCTTAAGGGCAAGTTGCTCTACAAGGCGCATACCAAGTACCCTGTAAATCTCTACGTACAGGGCGACGCTGTTGACGAGGACGAGGAAACAATTGTTGACAAAATCCGTGAGATCGGCAACGGTTCGGCTGTTACGATTCGCGTCCGCGAACAGTTGGACGGAAGATACAAGAGCAAGAAATTCCAGTCCGCGTATCTTAAAGCGATCAATGTACGCGAATTGGTGGAAAAAGAGCCGTACATGGATTTCGACGAAAATGACAATTAAATAAGATCAGCCGCAACTCTGCCATCTTACCGCATGAAACAACATGCATGCAGTAAAATGTCATTAAATGGCATTGATCGGCATTACACAGCATTAAATGTTGTATGATGGCGATGGATGGCAAGGGGGGCGGGCGTATTGCATTATAGGTTCTGGTAGAAATTTGTTTTCGTTTTCCTCCTAAATGTCCAGATTCTTATGTCAACCAGAGCCTATAATGGAGTATTACCCGCTATCCCGTTAAAGTCCTGTACACCAAGCGGAAAAACGCTAGGACGCGGAGTGGTGTCCGCAAGGATAGCGGCGAACCTCTAAAATTTAATAAGGAGATAAAAGAATGATGTATTTGATTACTTTTTTGTTTATGGTTCTGGATTTTGGTTCAGGAATTGTAATGGCGGTAAAAAACAAGAACTTTAATTCCTCAATTATGAGAGAGGGACTTTTCAACAAGTTTGGTTCACTTTGCGTCATTGCTTGTGCCGTGCTCATTGATTGGGGGCAGATATATCTTGATCTTGATTTTACTGTTCCTGTTGCTTCTGCCATGTGTAGTTATATTGTTTTAATGGAGATTGGTTCGATTTTGGAAAACGTCGGGAGAATAAATAAAAATTTAGTACCCGAGAAAATCCGGTCAATTTTAGAAAAAGTTTCTTAATATTTCGCGTGAAACATTATTGGCGCGTAGTTCAGAGGGAGAACATGAACTATTATAGTTTGGACGAGATTAAAAAAGTAAGGGATTTGGATGATTGTGAACCGATTTTGCGAATGATTATTGGAAACCGTAGTGCCGGAAAAACAACGTCTTTGCTGATAGAGAGTTTAGAAAAACATAAAGAGGATGGTTCGCAAGTAGTTTTTTTATACCGGACACAGGACGAGATAGCAAGCGCGGGTAAAATGTATGAGGACGTTTTGGATATTTACCCAGAGTACGGTAAGCTTGTTAGTAACAAAAGTGTTGTAAAAGGACTTATTAGCGCTTTAATTTTGCATGATGCAGAAGATAATCAAAGCGTATTGGGATATGCGGTTTATTTTAGCAACTCGGACAAGATCAAAAAATATAGCCCAATGTTTAAAGAGATCAATTTAATTGTTTTTGACGAGTTTGTGCTTGAAAATAACGGATATTTACGAAATGAGATTACGAAGTTTGAAAGTGTACTGCGTAGTATCTGTAGAGGTAAAGGCAAGCAAGTGCGCGAAGTACCTGTTTATATGTTAGCTAACTATGTAACATTGCTAAATCCTTATTTTATTTACTTTGGTATTCATAAGCGTTTGCGGGAAAATACAAAGTTTTTAAGAGGACATGGATGGGTGGCGCAGTTTACTGTTAATACGGACGCACAACAAGCGCTTAATGAAAGCGGGCTTACTAAAGTTTTTAGTAACAGTGCTTACCAAAAATCAAGTGCGGATGGTACATATCTGTGTGACGCAACAGCGTTTGTCGAGAAAGTAAGTGGAAACAGCAACTATATGTTTACGCTTGTATGTGGCAAAGACAAGTTCGCGGTACGCGAGTATGCGGAGTTGGGAGTGGTGTATATCGATTACACGGTAGACCCTAGCGCTAGATATATTTTTACGTTTGATCCGTCAAGCCACAATGCTGATACTCTGATGTTATCGAGTAAGTCATTTATTTATGACTATCTTAAAAGGGCTTATGATATGGGATTGTTACGTTTTAAGGATTTAAAGTGCAAAAATATTGTGTTGGATATTTTGAGTGTGAGGTTGATGTGATGGCGTTAAGTGATTATAAAGATTGGGGCTACAGTAAAGCCGTTTGGGATAATCTCATGACTTATATAAATAATGAAATCGGTGTAGCGGCATTGATGGGGAATTTGTACGCAGAAAGCGGTATTGTTCCATATCGGTGCCAAGGAGATTTTAGCGATACGAATAAATTTTTGCCGAGTAGAAACTATACTACTAACGTAGATAATGGAACTATTAGCGAAAATGATTTTGTTGAGCATGGACTTTTTGAGAATAAGGATGGCTACGGTTTAGCGCAGTGGACTTATTACACGCGTAAGCAAGCGTTGTATAATATGTGGAAAAGTGGTAGCTATGATAGTATTGGAAACATAGATTTAGCATTAGTTTATCTTAAATCTGAATTAGAAACACATGGATATAATGACACTTTAACTGTACTGCAAAATGCAACAGATATAAGATCTGCAAGTAATCATGTATTATTTTATTTTGAGAATCCAGAGTTACAAGGACAGGACGTGCAAGATCAACGTTATGATTATTCTCAAGATATTTACGATATTTATAGCGGATCTGTACCAATCGAAAGAAAAAACTTGACAATCACGCCTATTAGTGCTAGTATAGTAGATGGGAATACATTAACGATCAACGTTAACGCGAGCGGAGAATGGACGTATAACCTTGGTCAATATCTCTCAGTTGTGGAAAAAAATGATGGCTCGTTTGTAGTCAGCGGAAACGCGAACGCGGCGCAGATTACAACCGCCATAGCCTTTTGGCTTCTAGATGATGCGAATGTACAAACGCAGTGCCAGATTGGTATTAACCGACCCGCGCCGTCCGCACCGACTATCAGCGTTACGCCATATAGTCAGACCACAAACGTAAACACGATTGTTAGATTTATGGTAAGCGCTAACAGAGCGTGGAGCGTTAAAATACCTAGCGGTGCTAGTTTGTATCGAAAAGATGGTAACTCGGTTTATATTTTGATTGAAAACACAGCATTAACAAGAATTGTTTTGCGATTTTATATAAACGATGATGTGAATATCTATCAAGACGTACCTGTGAATATATTAGGTGTGCCGCCCATTCCGAGCGGCAGAAAAACGCCTTTAATATATTATTTAAAACCATTTTTAAGGAAAGAGAGGTAAAGAAAATGACAGCAGACGAAGCATTAACAAAAATTCTCGGCAAGATCAACGCACCCGAAGAATTAGACGAAGAGATCAACGTTATTACGGAATCCATCAGAAACAGCACGGGTGTCACAGATGACGGCTACAAGGAACGCTACGAGGGATTACGCGAAAAGTACATTGCGCGTTTTGGCGAAATGTTGGCTGGTCAGGAAAGACCGAGGGCAGACATCGAAGAGCCAAAAGCAGATGTAAGAGTGACCGAGGACGTAACGCCGGAAATGCTTGATTTTGACGGCAGTACAGAGTAAAGAAAGGAGAAAATAAATGGCTAATAAAGTATCAGCGACTAACGTCGCTATCTTAAATGCAGTAAGATCAATGCAGAGTTTGGAATATCGGGATAGAATTCCCGAAGCGACAGCGGAAAACATCTCGAGTATTTACGAGAGCTTGCTCAATATCGTTCCGTTGCGAAATGCTTTTGCTAACGCTCTGGTAGAACAGATCATGGAGCAGAGGATTGAGACCGTATTTTTTGAGAACCCGCTCGGAGTACTCAAGAGAGACCCGATGCGATACGGCGGAACAGAAGAAGAAATTTTTGTCAACATGGCAAAAGGTAAGCAATTTAACCAGTTTGCCACTGTGGCGGAACTGTACGCTTATTACCAGTCGAGCGTTATGGCGGCTTACCATAAGATCACGCCCGCTATCCAGTACGCGGTTACTGTTACTTTTGACAACTTGCGTACGGCGTTTAGATCAGAGTATGGTGTGCGCGATCTGATTAACGCAAAAGTACAGTCTCTTTTTGCTGCGGCGAACTGGGATGAGTATTTATGCATGAAGCGTCTGATTGAAAGTGCTAGCGCGGCAGATCAGCTTTATGCGGTAAATATTGCAGACCCTGCGGCGAGTGCAGAAAACGCAAAAAAGTTAACAAAACTTATCAAGTCCTACATTGGACAGATGAAATTTCCTCATCCGGAGTACAACATTGCGGGTGCAGATAGTTGCGCAAACGACAACACAATCTTTTATATCACTACACCGGAGATCGACGCGGAGTTAGATGTTGAGGTACTTGCTACAGCGTTTAATATGGACAAGGTTGACATTAACGTGCGTAAAATCATCATTGACAAGTTCGATGACCCGAACATCAAGCTTGCGCTGTTTGATATGAGATTTTTCAACGTCCGCGAGAATTTCCGGACATTGACGGATTCTAGGAATGGGGCGGCGCTTACTTGGAATTACTTTTACACTATGTCCGAAATGTTTTCATATTCTCCATTTTTCCCGTGTATCGTTTTCACGACCGATACTGTAGGTCTCACAACCGTAAGTGTTACCGACACTACCGGAAATATTGGAACTGATGTGGAGATCACAGCGCTTGTGACCGGAGACAGCCAGTACACGCCGCAGTTGCTTGACTATGATGTTGAGGGTGCAACGAGCCAGTATACCGCCTTTATTCCGGGGTCTAATATCTTGCATATTGCAAATGACGAAAAAGCGGCAACGCTTACCGTCAAGGCAACGTCCAGATATGACAACACGATCAGCGGAACAGGCACTGTAACCGTCAATCAGTAAACATCGAAAAGGGAGTATGATACTCCCTTAGAAATGAGGAAAACATGGACAATATGATACCAATGCCAACGCAAAAAAACGTAGACGGGATAGCACCAGTAGCACAGGTTAGAATTTGTCGCGGTATTCCTTGGGATTCTTCGTATAATCATGTTCGTTTATTCCCGAGCCGCGAAGAACTTTTTGCATATGTCGACAGCAAGGCAATTTATGCCACCGATAACGCCGCGCCTGTCAAAAGAGGTTATGCAGATTTTGCCGCGCCTGTTAATGAGTTATACGCAGATAGCGCAAATTACATTGCTTTCAAAAACGTGGGCTATATGGATAACTGGATGTATGGATTTATTACAAACGTAGAGCCACTGTCCATTAACTCGTGTCGTGTGCATTTTATTATGGATGTTTGGACAAATTGTCAATTTGATATGGTGCTTAATAAGTGCTATATTGAGCGGCAAATTGTAAAAAAGAGTGATGATGTAATTGGACGCTATACATTCCCCGAGGGATTGGAAACCGGAGATTACATTGTAAAACAGGAGACGGAACAAAACTATGATGCGCCGGAATTGAGTGATCGAAACATTATGTCTGTAGTTATTCCGAGCGCTTACGACGAAAGCGGAAATTTTAACGGGGGAGAATTTCGCGACGGTGTGTATACCGCTGTCACTTTTAACGTTTTTGACAACGGCGAGGGAGTAAATGAGTTTTTAATTGTCGCAAACGCAAACGGGACGATTGACGGAATTTTGAACGCTTTTATGATGCCAACTAGCTTTATCGCAGAAGAAACACAGTTTAAGCAGTTACAGTTGCCGAAAAAGTATGACAATATTGATGGATACATACCAAAAAACAAAAAGCTCTTTTGCTATCCCTATAACTTTTTGTATGGTAACAATAACAATGGCACGGGTATCGAGTACAAGTATGAGTATTTCTCAGGTGACGCTTGTAGTTTTACTTATACTGTGGCAATGACACCTAACCCACTGTTAGTGTCGTACCCTATCCAGTATAAAGGATTTGCACAGGATTACACAGATATGTTGACATTTTCGGATTACCCAAAATGCGCTATTATGACCGATGCATACAAGGCATACATTGCGCAAATGACAAGCACAGCGGGCGCAAGCGCTTTAATGAATGCGGGAGAACCAGTTTCACAAGGCGTTGACACTGCCGCTGGAGTTTTTAGCGGAGTTGGAAAAGTGTTATCCGGTGCGGGCTTTGGATTTTTAGGCGCGATGGCGAGTGGTGCGGGTAGTGCACTTGCAAGTAGCAAGCAAGCGGTAAATGATGCATATGAAAGTAGTCCCTTAGCTAGTTTTAGTAGTACGGATTGGTCAGAGGTTATCGGCAACGGAATCAAAGCCGTGGTTAATCACTTTTTGCAACCTAGTGGTAACGTTAGTACTGCTAGTGGTAACGCTAGCAAAATTATCGGTAACGACCATATCAGTTATTATCCAATGCAGATACGAGCAGAATACGCGCAGAAAATCGACGACTACTTTAGTATGTTTGGTTATAAGATCGGGGAAATCGGAACACCCGCTATCAATAATCGGTCGGCGTGGGATTTTGTAAAAACACGTAATTGTACAGTTGGCGGTAACATTGACTTAGATTACCTTGTCATTTTAAGATCAATCTTTGATCGCGGTGTGACGGTATGGCACACAAATGACATCGGAAACTATGGCTTGCCAAATAATTAACGAGAGGTGTGAAAAAATGAAGAACCAATCAAAAGACGCGGAATACTTTAGTGTACCGCAATACCGGAACTATTACGTGCGCTACTTTAATATGTTACACGAAATGATTGTAAATCGTTTTGAATGGTTGGGTTTGCCGGATGAAATTCCACCGCGCATATTGGAAGAATACCTTTTTTGGTGGGGTCAAGCGGTATTTTTTGAAGATGATGTAATTGAAAAATTTGCCGTTATGAAAACCAACTTGGGCGGTACAGTGGATATTTACGGTGTGCCGAACATGCGTTTCGCGTACGCACAACAGTATTTTAAAACACTCGGAAAAAATAACAGTGTTATTATATGGAACAGTAGCACGGGTTACCCGAGCGTAGACTATGTCCAAATGTACGCGGAGAGCCTTGCTAACATGAGGTTGACGCGAAACCTCAATATATACGCGCAAAGAACGCCTATTGTTATTGCGGCTAGCGAAAATCAGCGTTTGAGCACAAAAAATCTGTTTAAACAGTACAATGATTTTGTACCGTTTATCGCGGTTAAAGACGGAATGACAAACATAGATACAATGAAAGTGCTGAACCTTGAGCCACCAAACGTCTTTGGCGATCTCACAATCGCCATGCGACAGGAAATTGCTGATTTTTGCGTGCAGTTCGGTATTAGCAATATTGACGGCACAAAAAAAGAGCGCTTAATCACAAGCGAAGTCGAACAAGATGCCGACCTTACGTTAATTAACCGTCAATCATTTTTAGGTGTGCGAAAGCGCGCTTGTGAACAGATCAACCACGTGTTTGGACTTGATGTTGATGTACGCTATATTGGCAATGGGTTGGGTATAGAGCGAAAAGAAAAACTCAAAAATGGGGGTGGCGAAAATGTCGACGTATACGACGAAGATTAGAGACTACATTGAAAGTTTCACGGATTTTAGAAATCTGAACGCAACGACTTATGATAAAATTGCTACGGGTATGGCACACCTGTTTGACTTTTCTTTTCCGTGGTACAATTCCGATGAGAGTTCGCGCACAGAATTTGAGCGCATGTTTATCATACATTTTTACATGTGCGAAATCGGATTTGAAGCCATTGGGTTATATAAGCTCAAGCTTAATGACACGTTGACGCGAAACATGCCTAAATACAAGGCAATGTATGACAGTAATTTAACTGTAGCGCAGATATTGGAAAACGTCAATATGACATTTGACGATACTGACACGAGTGACGGAAACAATACATCAGAAGCAGACCATACTATGAGTGACACAAGCAACAGTAATTCCAATGATCAGCGAATCAACAGCGATAACCCTCAAGTCAATTTTTCCGGAACAGACTATGCGAGCGGTATGACTAGAGGGCAAAGCACCGGAGAGGATAGTCGCGCGGTCAGCGAGCGAAACACCGGAAAAAGTAACACGTCCATTGTAGACACTAGCCATCGGACGGAAAAAGGATGGCGGGGAAGTAAGATGGACGAGTTAATAAAGTACCGCGAACACATTGTAAACATAAACAACGCAATTATTGAGGATTGCGAAGAACTGTTTATGTCTGTATATGCGGACTTTGCGGAGCATGGTAACGATTTTAATATGTTGGCGTACGGAAATCGCGGCAATCTTGGGTTGTCGATTGATTGGATGCGCTAGAAAGTGAGGCAGAAATGACAAATAAAATTGACCCATTTAATCCTGTAATTAACAACGGGGTGTACAATGTACATTTCCCAGATTTTGCGTTTTGGTTACAAAAAACACAACCGTTAGTGTACGATGACTCACTTTCGTACTATGAAGTGTTAGAACGTATTGCCGCTATGCTTAATCAGTTGATCAAACAAGTTAACGATTTAACAGAAGAGCAAAAAAAATTTATTGAAGAAGCAACGAAGCTTTTGAACCAAATCATCAGCAAATGGAATTCTATTATCGATCAATGGAATGACATTGCGACAGAATGGAACGGTATGAAAACCACGTGGACGCAGTGGTCGGCGACTTGGACGCAGTGGGTGTCTACTTTTGCGCAGTGGACAGAAACGTTTAACAACATGGTGCAAAACAACAACCAATTTCAGACAGACATTACAAATCAGTTCAACTCATATAAAGAGGAAATTAACAATATTATCAGCAACGTTGAAAATGAGGTAAACGACAAAATCAAAGATTTTGTAACTATCGGAATTCTTGAGCATGTGGTAACTTACGGCGGTATCTGGGAACAGGTTGTGACCTTAGAAGCGGGCGCAAGTACAAGAATCTTATTACCGGAAAATATGCAAAAAGACGGACTTTATTTCATCGCTAATGCAAGCATTGATTGCGAGGGAATTGTGGTTAATGTCGACAAATGGACAGTTGTAGCTTATAATGCTAGTTCGCAAACACGTAACCCAAACTTGCAAGTTTACGCGCTCGGAGAATTCGGACTTATCCAGTCATTAAGAGAGGGGGAGTAATATGTACGCACGTGACTATCATCCAGACGAAAATATGGTTTTTAAAACCAAAAATTACGGATTCACTAGCCCAAAAAGCACGCCTTTAGACCCTGTTGCTAATATGGCAATACAGATCGACGACGCTTTAAAAAACGAAGCAACAGTGCGCGCAACGGCAGACAGAACACTTGACGCAAAAATTGATAAAGAAATTACCGATAGAGAAAATGCTGATTTAGAAATAATTAACAAAGTGTTGCATGAAAGCCAACTAAATATACAGGCTGTATTTTCTGGTTTGCCAGAAGTAAAAGTGACCTATCCCGCATACCAGATTGGTAATACGGTATATACTGTAGCTTGGCTATATCAATCACAAGAGCAAACAGGCACTTTTACGATATGGCTACCTAATTCAGCTCAAAATATTAGAGGGCTTAATAGAATATCTTTTGCCAACAGCGAGGGGCTAATGCAAAGTTTTGCATGTAATAGAGATCAGGAAAAAGATACTGCAAATTATATAGCATACTCTACAGCGGAAATTCCTGCCGCGCACCTTTCACCATTACCAACAACCGCTCAACTAATCACATTTACAATTTAATAATTGTAAACAAGTGTCTGTCCACAGCAAAGACAGTCGCTTTAAGTTATCCACAACAAACAAGTGTTCGATCATGTTCGCCCACCAAAGACAGATTGTGTCCGCGGTGGACGGACATTTTTTGTTTTAATTGTATATACAATTATGATAAATTGTTGTGTTGTCTGATTTCAATGAAATCAATGGTAAAAGTGCATAAAGTTTTGATAGATATTTGTGCAATATTACTATTGACAAACTATGATTGATCAAGTTTTATGGAGTAAATTTATTGTCTGAAAATCGAGCGTGTGTTTGTTTTTTTGGGGAAAACAGTGTCCGTCCCACACGGACAATATAACTT